GAAGATTGAAGCTAGAAAAGCAGTGTTAATATCAGAGATGATGAGTGATTTTGCAAAAGAAGAAAACAAAATTACATCTAGATTTGATAATGACCCTATTGCAGCGTTAAGAGCAAGAGAAATAGACCTACAAGCTAGAGAAAATGAACGAAAAGAGCGTGAAGGTAAAGAAAGATTGGACTTAGATCGTATGAAAGCGATGATGAACGATCAAAACCAAGATGAAAAACTAGAACAGAACGAAAAATTGTCTAAATTAAGAGCTGACACGTCAATTCAAAAGACAATTTTAAGTAAAACTATACCATCAACAGATAAAATACCAGATCAAGTGTCAATAATTAGAGGAGGAGAACAATAACATGTGGTTTTCAGCACTTAAACTTGGATTAAACGCGGCAACGCACATCTACAAGAAAAAACAAGAAACAAAAATGAAAATGGCTGATGCACAACTGATGCATGCAGATAAAATGGCCCGAGGGGAGAGCGAGTACCAAGGCAAATTGTTAGAGGCGCGTCAATCGGACTGGAAAGACGAGTTCGTGTTGGTCGTGTTAACGCTTCCGATATTAGTAATCGCTTGGGGGGTCTTCTCGGAGGATCCGGGTGCGTCTGCAAAAATAAAAGAGTTCTTCGAACAATTCCAGCAGCTCCCGTCATGGTTCACAAATCTTTGGATCCTTGTCGTAGCGTCGATATATGGTATAAAGGGAACACAAATCTTTAAAAACGGAGGAAAAAAATGAGAAAAGATTACGGAACAAGAAATAAAATGATGGGTGGCGGCATGATGAAAAGAACAAAAAAGATGGGTGGCGGAATGATGAAAAGAAAAGCCATGATGAAAGGATCTAAACCTGACTTTTTAGATTTAGATAAAGATAAAAATAAAACTGAGTCCATGAAATCTGCAGCAGCATCAGCTAAAAAAATGATGAAAGGTGGCAGAGTTAAGAAAATGGGTGGCGGTATGTCTAAATTAAATCCAGGTCTTAGAAAATTTATGATGGCTAAGAAGAAAGCTAAATAATGGCTGGACCAGGTTTATATGCAAACATAGCAGCTAAAAAAAGAAGAATCGCTGCTGGCTCTGGAGAGAAGATGAGAAAAAAAGGAGCTAAAGGTTCGCCAACTGCAGCTAACTTTAGAAGAGCTGCACAAACTGCGAGGAAAAGATAATGACTAAACTATGTCCTAGAGGTAAAGCGGCAGCGAAGCGTAAATTTAAAGTGTACCCGTCTGCATATGCTAATGCCTACGCTTCTAAAATCTGTGCTGGTAAGATTAAAGATCCATCTGGTGTAAAGAGAAAAGATTTTAGAGGTCCTAAAAAAGCTGAAGGCGGTAGAATATATAAAGCTAAAGGTGGACTAATGGAAGCTACACAAAGACTAAAACGACAAGGTTTTGGAATGGGTGGCGCTTGCATACAAGTTAAAGGTTTCGGTAAGGCACGAAGACCAAATAAATAAAATGGCAAAGAATGGTTTAAAAAAATGGTTCGCACAAAAATGGGTAGATATTGGGAGCAAGCGAAAGGATGGTTCTTTTGCAAAATGTGGCCGTTCAAAACAAAAAGCGGACGCGAAGAGAAAGTATCCGAAGTGTGTCCCACTTGCAAAGGCGAGACGTATGTCAGAAGGCCAAAGAAAATCTGCCGTTGCAAGGAAACGGGCAGCTGCCAATGTGGGACCAAAACCAACTAACGTAAAAACTTTTACAAAAAGAACTAAAGCTGCTTCAGGTTACGCGGCTGGCTACATGGGTAAAAGTATTAAAGGTAATTACGGAGGAGTGGAGTTGTCTAATCCATCATATGTTAAATATTATGGAAGAAAGTTCATGCCGTGAGAAGACAAGATAAACAACCACCAAAAACTAAAAAATATTTTAGATCAACAAAATCTGGCGCTGGTATGACTAAAGCCGGAGTTGCAAGATACAGACGTGAAAACCCTGGATCTAAATTAAAAACAGCTGTGACGGGTAAAGTAAAACCTGGATCTAAAGCTGCAAAGAGACGTAAATCGTTTTGCGCGAGAAGTGCAGGACAAATGAAAAAGTTTCCTAAAGCTGCTAAAGATCCTAACTCTAGATTACGTCAAGCTAGAAGGAGATGGAAGTGTTAAATAATAAAAAGAAAAAAATAAAAAAAGTAGTTAAGGCATTAAAGAAAGCTTCTAAAGCACATGCTGGTCAAGCGAAAGTATTGAAAGGAGTTATTAATGGCGGATCCAAAAAAAGGAACGGGTAAGAAACCACCTGGCACTGGTAGAAGATTATACACAGATGAAAACCCAAGAGATACTGTAAAGATAAAATTTGCAACGCCAACTGATGCAAGAAAGACAGTAGCAAAAGTTAAAAAAATTAAAAAACCATTTGCTAGAAAAATTCAAATATTAACTGTTGGAGAACAGCGTGCCAAAGTTATGAATAAAAACCAAGTCGCTGCTATATTTAAGAAAGGAAAGGAAGCAATAAGAAAAAATGAAAAAGGCAATACTAGACGCGCTTGAGGCAAGATACAATTCTCAAATAGCTGAAGCAGATGCAGTTATAAAAATCTATTTAGAAAATAGTGTTGGTATTGGAGAACATCCACAACACATTGACGAAGTAGATAAGCTAGTTCAAAAAATAGCTGATGCTCAAGAAAAGTTAGAGGTCTTAAAAGACTTTGAACCAGAAAGGAGCATCTTATAATGGAGGATGGATTAGTAATTGTATCTAAATTACAAAAGTTAATGAGAAACAATTTACAAATTATTGGAGACACCATGATTACTGGTGGGGTTGACAATATGGAAAAATATAAGTATTTACTAGGACAAGCTAATACTTATCAAATTATGCTACAGGAGATCTCTAACCTGCTAGAAAACAAGGAGCAAAAAAATGACGAAGGAACAATCATCGACCTCAACTCAAGAGGTCCCAAAAGTTAAACTTGCACTTCAAGAAAAATACGAAGAGCAAGATAAAAAAGAAAATAAAAAACAAGAAGATTTATCTAACAAAGAATCCTCTAAACTACCTAAACCGACTGGTTGGAGACTTTTAGTTTTACCTTTTAAAATGAAAGAAAAAACTAAAGGTGGCATAATTATGTCAGATATAACCATTGAAAAACAACAGGTTGCTTCTCAATGTGGTTTAGTTGTTGCATTAGGTGAACAATGTTATGACAAAGAAAGATATCCAGAGGGTCCTTGGTGTAAAAAAGGCGACTGGGTTGTCTTTGCAAGATACGCTGGATCTCGTATTCAGATAGATGGTGGGGAAGTAAGATTGCTAAATGACGATGAAATATTAGCAACCATCGAAAACCCCGAAGATATATTTCATCAATATTAAACACATAGGAGAAAACTATGCCAGAAACAGAAACAGAAGATAAAAAAAATGTCCCCATGGTTGACATAGATACTTCAGGTCCTGAAGTAGAAGTTAATCTTGATGAGGAAAAGAAAGTTGAAGAACCAAAGGAAACAATACAAGTTGAGGAAGCAGAACCGAAACAAGAGATAGAAGTAAAAGAAGAAACAAAAAAAGAAGAAGTAAAAGAAGAAACAGAAGAAAAGAAAAAAGAATTAGATGATTATAGTGAAGGTGTTCAAAAAAGAATTGCAAAGCTAACTAAGAAATGGCGTGAAGCTGAAAGACAAAAAGATGCTGCCATAGAGTATGCTAAAGGAGTTCAAAAAGAACAGGAAAGTTTAAAAACCAAACTATCAACCATCGAACCTAATTATGTAACCGCTATGGAAGGCAGAGTAAAATCTGGCCTACAAGCTGCTCAAGCTGCGTTAGTAAAAGCAAGAGACGAAGGAAATGTTGCAGCTGAAGTAGAAGCGCAAAAAATGATTGCAAGGTTAGGTGTAGAAGAGGCTAGAGTTGCAAATCTTAAGAAAACTTCTGAATTAAAAAAACCAGAAGAAGTAAAAGAAAAAACTTTAGAAGAAGCTATTGCACCTCCTAAACAACCTGCAGATCCTAAAGCTGAAGCATGGGCTGAAAAAAACCCTTGGTTTGGATCAGATAGCGCAATGACCTACACAGCGTTTGATTTACATAAAAAACTAACAGAGGAGGAGGGTTTTGACGCTCAAACTGATGAGTATTATGCAGAGATTGATAAGCGTATGAGACTTGACTTCCCGCATAAATTTGGTAAAACTGAAGCAACGGTTACGACTAAGCCTACACAAACAGTCGCTAGTGCGAAGCGAAGTGTGAATACTAGTCGCAAAACTGTGAGACTCACGCCCTCTCAGGTAACAATCGCTAAAAAATTAGGTGTGCCACTAGAAGAATATGCGAAACAATTAAATATCACGAAGGAGTAAAAGCATATGGAAAATAAAAAAGTAAACTCTCGTGCGAGTCAAACAAAAGTTCAAGAACAGAAAAAAGTTTGGACTCCACCATCATCTTTAGATGCACCACCTGCACCAGATGGTTTTAAACATAGGTGGATAAGAGCTGAATCGATGGGTTTTGATGATACATCAAACATGTCGGCTAAGTTAAGATCAGGATTTGAATTAGTAAGAGCTGATGAATATTCTGATGTAGACTATCCACAAGTTCAAGACGGTAAATACAAGGGGGTGATCGGAGTTGGCGGCCTTTTGCTGGCAAGGATACCTAATGAGATTGTTAAAGCGCGCGAAGAGTATTTTGCAAAACAAACTCAAGAACGAAATGACGCGATAGAAAACGACCTTATGAAGGAACAGCATCCAAGTATGCCGATCAATAGTGATCGACAGACTCGTGTAACCTTCGGTGGTACAAAGAAAAGTTAATTTTTTAACGATTCCTACCCAACGAATAAATTAAACCGTCTACTTCGGTAGACATAAGGAGATAATACTATGGCTAATAAAGACGCGGCTTTTGGTTTTAAACCTACAAGACATCTTACAGGTGGAAAAATCAGAGCTGAAGAATATGCTATAGCGGCAAACCACGGAACATCAATTTTTAATGGTCAAGTGGTTGAAGCAGTAGCAGCGGGTGGTATTGAACAAGCGGCGGCTGGAGATACTCAACAATTAGGTGTTTTCGGTGGTTGTTTCTTTACTGATCCGACATCAAGTAAACCTACATTTAAAGCCTTCTATCCTGCAAGCACAAATGCTTCAGACATAGTGGCTACAGTGTATGCGGATCCTTATATCGTGTATGAAGCACAACATGATGGCACAGGAACAGCGGCGATGAACAATTCTGCGTTTGACTTTGTTGGAACGAGTGGAAGCACTCTTTCTGGACAATCAACTTCAGAAATTGACACGTCTACTTCTGGAACATCTGGTGGTTTTAAACAAATCGGTATTTCAAAAGATCCGGAAAACAGCGATACAAGTTCAGCAAATGCGAATGCATATGTTGTATTCAATACTGGTGAACATGTATTTAAATTAACAACAGGCGTATAATTATAATAGGAGTATATAAATTATGGCAATATCAAGAGCACAACTAGTCAAAGAACTAGAGCCAGGTTTGAATGCACTATTTGGCCTGGAATATAAAAACTACGCAGATGAGCATGCAGAAATTTTCGACGTTGAAAATTCTGACAGAGCTTTTGAAGAAGAAGTAATGTTATCTGGTTTCGCTAATGCTTCAGTTAAACCTGAAGGATCAAGTGTAAACTTTGATACAGCACAAGAATCTTTCACTGCTAGATACACTCACGAAACGCTTGCTTTAGCGTTCTCAATCACTGAAGAAGCGATTGAAGATAACTTGTATGATAGACTTGCGTCTAGATATACAAAAGCATTAGCTAGATCTATGGCAAATGCTAAGCAGGTAAAAGGTGCTAACGTGTTAAACAACGCGTTTGATTCATCTTTCACAGGTGGAGATGGAGTTGAACTATGTTCAGCTGTCCACCCGATTGTTGCTGGAACATTTAAAAATGAGTTGTCAACTTCAGCTGACTTAAACGAAACTTCGTTAGAGCAGTCTTTAATTGACATCGCAGCAATGACTGATGAAAGAGGTCTAAAAATTGCAGCTAAAGGAGTTAAAATGATAATTCCTTCTGCGCTTCAATTTACTGCTGAGAGACTTATGAAGTCTCAAGGTAGAACTGGCACTGCAGATAATGATATCAACGCAGTTGGTAACATGGGAATGATCCCACAAGGTTATGTAGTAAACCACTACTTAACTGATACTGACGCGTTTTT